TGCCGTGCTCCTCGGCCAGCCGCTTCATGAACGTCGCCTCGGGGCCAAACACCGCCGTGGTGTACTCCGAAGAGGGCAGCGTGTTGCTGTTGGTCAGCACGCTGTAGGGCTCGATGAGGTTGGTGTTGCCGTTCCAGATGTACTGGTTGGTGCGCGTGTAGTTTGGCGTGCCTGCGTTGTACGTGCCGAGGATGCTGGCCTGCTCGCCGAAGGTCGCCACGAACGGGCTGATGGTGCCCTTGGCTTGGCTGTCGCCGATCATGAAGTAGGTGGCAATGCCTGAGCCCGGGCTGACCGCAGGTGCGGCCTTGTAGTACGACTCGACCGCGACGCCCATTTTGTAGCCCATCGCTATGTACTCGTCCGTCGAGTACATGTCCGGGTTTGGATTGTCGTTGTCGTAGCCCGTGGGCGCGACGCCAAGAGACTGCGGGGCAAGGTTTGCGCCCGCCATGTCGATGACGCGGATGTTGTTGAAGGTCGCAGTGCCCGCAGCATTGGCCGCGATGGCGGCATGTACCTCGCGGAACGCGGTAGCCACACCCGGGCGTGCCGTCTGGCGGAAGCGTGGGTCGTGGCTGATAAGGAAGATGGGTGCGCTGCTGCCGAGACCGCCGTTGGCAAGCGTGTCGCGGATCTTGGTGATCAGCGCACGCAGCCCGGTCTCGTAGTTCACCGAGGTGATGCCGTCGATGAGGTCCTGAGTGCTGGCGTCAATGAAGATGCCGCGCACGTTCAGCGTGTCGCCCGAAAGCCTCGACACGGCTACGTCGTAGACGTTGGTGCGGAAGTCGGCCCAGTGGCTGCTGCTATTGCTAGGTGCCCAGCCGTTGGTGCCGTTGCCCACGACGCCCTTAGAGCGGGCTGTCTTGATGAACTTGAAGCCCGGTGCGCTGCTGCCGTGATACTGGAACAGGAACTGCATCAGGCTGATGGTCGGGCCAAACGTCGGAATGGTGGACGTGCCGCCCGTTGCTGCGTACCAGTTGTCACCGCCTGCGAGGGCAAGTGGACCGCCTGCACCGCCCGAGATGTGGTGGTAGATGGCAAACACGCCCGTGTTGCCGCCGTCCACATACTGACCGTCCCACCAAGGGCGGTAAGGCTCGGGCACGGATATCGTATGAGGGTCTCCGTTGGCCTGATGTGGCACCTGCCGCATGAGGGCAGGGATGGCAGCTCGCAGCGACCACGCCTCGACAGGCGGCACTGCGATGTTGGCAAGCCCCTCCATGAACCCGGTCGTCTGACCGTTGAGCTGCTTGTCGCCAATGTAGATGTAGGTTGGGATCGCTGCCACGTTCTAGCTCCTGCTTCCAAAGTGGGGAGAGGGCAACGAGCCCCCTCCCCTTCGCAACCTATGCCCCGGTTACCCGGGGCCTTGAGATCACTGACGCTTCGACAGCCAAGCGGTGAAGTTGATGCCGGTGGCAATCGTGCCAGCTACATCGACCGCGAGACGCAGGTACCGGAAGTAGGTGCCGGTGCCAGCATCGCCCGCAGTGGCGTAGCCGAAGTTGTGGACGGGCAGGACGTAGCGGCCAGTCGTCACGTCCACGTCGTACCCGAGGCTGGTGCCGAAGGTCTCGTACGCGCCGAACTGGATGCTTTGGAGAGGGACAACGCCCGAGGCGAACGTCGCGCTGTTGCTGCCCTGCAACGTGACGATGTACTCCTCGTCGTTGCTGGCAACTTCGCACGCCGTCACGTCGATGACGAGGTCGCCCTGAAAGTGGGCTGCGCCCACGTCCAGAACGGCGTCCGCGCCGCCGACCTGACAGATGTCGTCCGCAGCGATGAGGCCCGCGTCCTTAAGAAGGAGGGAATCATCCCTCGTACGATCAAAGCTCTGCTGAACCATTAGATGATGCTCCTAGGGATCAGGCCACTGCCTGAAGGTTCTTGATGTTGTGGAGACGAGCGACCGCACGCGGGTGCTCGATGACCTGACCGCACATCCACTCAACGCGGGTGCGGAACTTCGGCGCAGTCTGGAGCTCACCAAGGTCGCGGACCTCGATGCCACCATTCTGGATGCCGTGGTAGGTGTTGACGCCAAGGTTGACCACGAAGATGGACGTGGTGCTCGACGACTCGGTGAAGCCCAGCGCGGCGCGGTCGCCATTGCGGTCGGCGACGAGGATGGGCAGGCCAGCGTAGGACAGCAGCGGGCGACCGAAGTCGTCCTCCATCATCTCGACGGCGGTGGAGCCAGCACGCAGGAACGTCTTGATGTTCCGCAGCATGGCCTTGTTCATGATGATGTGAGTCGCGCCATCGACCTTGTCGATGGTCTCGTCCAGCTTCCGCATGGAGAGAGCCTCGCCCGAGCCGTCATTGCTGACAGCCTGCGAACCCGTGGTGGGGACGCGAGCCTTGAGACCGTCGAACTCGGCAGGCGTGGTAGCAGCCGCACCCTCAATGAGGATGTAGCTGATCTCGCGGGCGAGAGCGCGGGCCTTAGCGGCCTCGTGGTAACCACGGACGGACGCGCCCATGGTCTTGATCAGAGCCGTGTCCACATCGAGATCGCCACCGGCAATCTTGAGGGCCTCGGTCTGGGGATTGATGACGCCAGTGGACTCGGTGAACGAGCCGTTGATACCACGGAAGGCGATGCCCGGGAGCGTGCCTTCGACGTTGTAGGCGTAGCTGTTGCCAGCGATGGAGAGCATCGGCATCACGCGCAGGAGATCGCTCTCCGCCGCGAAGATTTCGATGACGGCAGCCTTCTTCGTCTCGCCGTTATTGGCGGCGAGCTTGGCTGCTTCGACAAGATTCAGTGCCATGTTTCCTCAGTAGGACGAACCCCTGAGGACGCAGGCGATTAGCGAACCACTGTGGTCGCTTCAGCAATCGCGGCAAGGCGAGCCTCGGGGGAAAGTTTGGGTAGGTTGTCACCCATGCGGACGGTTCCCCCGGCTGCATGATTGCTCCCGCTTCCTGCGGGTGCCGTCGCCTCGAAGGCCGGTGCGTAGTCCGGCTGGGTCTTCAAGAGCTGAACGAACTGATCGACGGTCATGTACTCGCCGCTTCCGGCCTTGGGGCTGTGCATTGGCTTACCGTCGTCCCCGACGATCAGCATGCTCAGGTTCCCATCCGTCCCGGCTTCCCAACGAACACGTCGTTCGATGATCGGCAGCAGCAGGTTGGCCTTGCCCTTGGCCTTGGAGATCGCATCACGCGCCTCCGTACCGAAGCGCAGCTCCTGCAACTGCTTCTCGTATGCGGTCACCTTGCCGGTTGCGGCGGCGAGGTCCTTGGCCACCTTGGCCTCAAGCTGCTTGCGGTACTCGTCGAGCTCGGCAGACCCCTTGAGGCTGCCAGCCTTCAGCTTCTCCAAGGCATCACGCGCAGCGGCTGCGTCCTCGATGCCCTCAAAAGCCTTGAGGGCCTTGGCTGCCTGCTTGTGCGCCTCGCGCTCGTCGATCAGTGCCTTCTTCAGGCCCGCGACATTCTCTAGGGCGTAGCCAGCCGACTCCTCGACACCGAGCACGAACTTCCCGTCCTGCGTCTTGGTGTAATGGGCGGCGATGGCTTCGGGCAATCCGTCTAGAGAGTCCAGCAGTGCTTTGAGTGCCATAGGTAGGTTGCCCCTATAGGTGGACACAAATGCGGTCCACTGTCAAGGGGTCAATCATCTAGCAGGTCTTCCAGCGGGATAGGACGCCCGAGCTGATTGACTGCATTCACCTCGGACCATGTCAGGTCACCCGCTCGCCATGCCTTGGCCCGAGCCGTGCCGAGGGCGTCGTTCTGGACGCTGACAGGCTGGTCGCGGAGCCACTCTTCGTAGGTCGTGGTGGCTGGCACCTGCCCGTTGACTGAGGCCCTAGTGCTAGGCTCCAGCTCGTCCTTGTCGATGCCCATCTCGCGGAAGCTCTTGAGGATGGGGGTGATGGTCGACCGGCAGTTCCAATGGGCGGGGGGCAGGTCATTGGAGTCCACCGGGTAGACCTTGCCGTCCCGCTCGCGGCAGATGGGGGTCGTATTGCTGTCTAGGGTGGACAGCCAGCGGTAGCCCTTTACGAGGTCGCCGTTCTCTTGGAACGTGGCCCGGCGGGTCTGGGTGCTGACCTGATTGACGGCGGTCTTGACGATGGCGGCGGCCTGCGACCGGGTGACGTTGAGGGCCCCGTCCGTGAAGCCAGCCGCCTGCGTACCCCGGATGCGGCGCATGATCTGCTCGCTGGTCTCGCCCTGCGTCATGCCGATGCCGATTTGCTGCTCGACCCGCCGCTGGGTCTGCTCGGCCAGCCCTGCCCACCAGTCCTTCATGGGTGCCCCCACGATGGGCTGGTTGACTACGGTTTGGACGGAGCGCAGGTCTAGCCCTCGGAAGGTCACGTCGAGGTCGGCGGGTACGGAGCCAGACAGCGACCGCAACACGTGGTCCGCCTCGACCTTGGACAGCTCGACGAGGTCGGCCTTGACCAGCTTGTTAGCCTCCTTGGTGCCGTCCTTCAGGACCGTCCACAGGTCGCCCAGCATGGTCTGGTAGCGTTTGGTGGTCCACGGCCCCGAGTCGATGCCGCGTGCCTTGATGCGGTCCAGACGGGTCTGGAGCTTGCCCAGCAGGTCAGGGAAGACGAACTCCTCCAAGAAGCCGATCACGTCGCGGCTGGCTCCGGCTGCGTACCGCTGGAGGTAGACCGAGTGCCTGATGGTGCGGGACATCACCCGCTCGTTGGCGGTCTTGTTATTGTCAGGCAGGGTCGTCATCGTCGCTCGGCTGGTGGTGGGTGGAGATGTAGCAGGCGTCGCACAGGATGCCGTACCCCACCACGAAGTGGGATAGGGCGATGCGTTGATCGATGGTCCCGAAGCACTGGTCGCAGTGCGAGAACCGGCTGGTCAGCCTGTCGAGGCAGATACGGCACAGCACGACGTGCCCCGGTCGCGGTGCCTTGCCCTCCATGATGATCTTGGAGCAGCACGAGCACAGGACCGGGGGCGGCAGGCTACGCACCTGCCTGCTCGGCTTCCTCCGGCTCCTCCGGGGCGCGAACAGGCACGAGGCCAGCCAAGGGCAGGTTGGCTGCCGATTCGCCCGCCAGCGCAGCCTGCTCGGCAGGATCAAGGTCGTCGCCGTACAGCCCGCGACGCTTGGCCTCCAGCAGGTACCGCTCGGTGGTGACGCGCCCGGCGGCGGCGTCAGCTTGGAGCATGGCAAGATCCTGCGCCGAACGCATCACCAACCCGAAGTCGCGGAAGACCGTCACGTCAACGTCCTCGGGCAGCGGGTAGCCGATCCACGCGGCGGCCATCTGGTAGCCGTTGTAAAGGGCCCACTCCAGCGACTCGGCCCATGCCTGCGCCTCGGACTGCGCCCGCACCTCGTCGATGGTCGCGCCCGTGGCCGTGTCGGGGCCTGTGGTGACCAGCAGCGGCTGCATTCCGAGGGCTGCCATCTGCTGCTCGGTGTCCTGAATGTCCTCGCGCCCTGCCTGCGTAGCCCCTCCAGAGGGCTCTAGGTAGGACATGGCGAAGTTGGGGTCGGTGGACAGCATGGTCGCACCAGCCCCGAGGGTCACGCCCTGCTCGATCTGCTCCTGCGTCAAACCCTTGCCTTGGATCATGGGCGCACGAACGTAGTGCAGGATGTAGTTCTGCTGGCTGCTGGTCTGCCAGTGCTTGACGTTGAGCCACGCAAGGTCTAGCAGCGGCGGCTTGCCGGTCAGCGGCTCACGCTTGTGGGTGTAATAAGTCACCAGCGGCACCTTGCCGAGGACGTTGGTGCCCTCGCGCACGAGCGTGTACGCCTGCGACTGGTCGCTGCCGTTGTGCTGAAGCGACTGCGTCGGCGTTTGGATGAGGTCGTTGGACCCGAGGGCGAAACCACGCTTGACTTGATCCGTCTGCACGCGGTCGCGTTCCCAGATCTGCCATGCCTCGCGGGACCAGTAGCGGATGCGCTCGATGCGCTTGGCGCGGAACTGGTCCGCCGGGTCCATCACGTCGGCCTGCTCGTAGATGCAGATGAAGTCAAGCACGTCGCGCCCGGTGGCGTCCTGCACCCATCCCCAGTTGATGAGGTTGTCGGGGTGGACGAGGCTGAAGTACGGGCGGATGTCCAGCTCGATCTGCTGGGCGAGGCTATTGGCCTGCACCGCAGGCAGGTCCACGAGGAAGTGGCCGACGCCCCGGTCACATGCCATGTCGTGCAACATGCGGGCAAAGCTGGTCAGGCTGGTGCCCTTGCGGTCGCAGTCATCCACCAGCTTGTCGATCAGCGGGTTGCCCGTGGTCGTGACGCTGATGCCCTTCTGGAAAGGTCGGCTCGACACCTTGCGGATGGTGTCGTCGTAGGCTGGGAACAAAAAGCTCATCTTGAGCCGCTTGAGGTACTCGTCGGGCTTACGCAGCTCGCGCCAGTCCTTGGGAAGGAACAGCTCCCCGAGGCTACGCATAGCCGTAGTGCCACCACGCAGTGCGCGGGTGACTTGCCAGTCGTCCTCTGCGTTCTGACGCGCAGGATGCCAGTTGCCGATGGTGCTGCTTGTTGCCATTAGTCGAATGCCGTTCTATGTCCGCTGATTGGGTACTTGGCGGCCAAGTAATACCCGAAAGCGTCTGAGATGTGGGTGAGGGAAGGGTCGCGCTTCTTGTCTAGCTCGCCGCTGCCGCCTTGTAAGAGGCAGACGCCTTCGAGGTCTTGGACCAGATGCGGGGCCTTGGTTGGATCGGCTGCGAAGCGCACGAGGCCAGCGGCTGACTTGAGCCGGGCGTTGACGGCGTTCACGCGCTCGCGCTCGGGCGGGTTGGACTTAGCCACGCGCCAGTGCAGGTCGAAGTGCGGGCGCAGGTACTCGCGCACGAGGTCCCAGTCGCTGCCCTGCGTCTGGCTCGACTTGCGGGCACCGCCCGTGGCGTCGCCGTAGACGTAGACCGGCCCCTTGTGCTTGCCCCAGTCGAGGGCCAGCTTGCGGCAGACGGCGGGCGTGTTGCTGTTGCGGGGGATATAAACCTCCCCGATGGCGCAGGTGGTCAGCAGCGGGCCGTGGATGCTGGGCAGGGTCTGCTCCTGCAAGATGGCGCACACGCCCGGGTCGACGTTGAAGTCGAAGCAGAACACGATGGGCTGGCTGGGGTCGTACTCCAGCCGCCGCAGGTGCACGTTGGCGTCGAACTGGTAGTAGGCGCGTCCCTCGAAGGACACGAAGTCGGCTTCGTACTCCTGCTGGAACGTGAGCGGGTCGAGGTCGCGGCGGGCTGCCTCGATCTCCTCGGGGCCAAGGATGTCAGCCGACACCCAGTGGAAGCTGGCCCAGTCGGCGCGGGTCTTGGCATCGCGCCACAGCTCGTAGAAGTGGTTGCGGCCCTTGGGTCGCCCCGTGAACCAGCACCAGCCGGGGCGGCCACGGGTCGAGAGGGCAGGGCGCAGGCTTTGCGTCCATGCCTCGGGGCGGCACTCGGCGTACTCGTCGAGGACTGCGCCGTCGATGGGGATGCCCTCGATGCGCTGCGGGCGGTCGAGGCCGACGACCATGATGCGGCTGCCTGTCTTGAGGCGGATGGTCAGGTCCACCTCGCGGACCTCCTCGATCCACTCGCGGGCGCAGAGGGCCTTGAGGTCATCCCAAAAGATGCGCCGGGCTTGGTCGCGGGTAGGTGCGCCTGCGATGAACGTCGGCACGGCCACGTCGGGCGGGTCGAGGGCTTGCAGGACAAGGCGACGCTTGGCGGTCTCAGTCTTGCCCGAACGGCGGCCAGCGGCCACGACGCGGAAGCGGGCCGGGCTGCTGATGAGGCGGCCCTGCTCGGGGTGCGGGTCGAGGCGCGTCCAGCGTTCAGGAAGCATCAGCAGCCGTCGTCCTCGTGCTCGCGCTCTAGCTTGGCGACGGTGTCGCGCATCTGCTCCAGCCGCAGCCACAGCAACATGCCCCACCCGGCGAGGTCTTGGCACTCGGCCTGTAGCTCGTCGATCAGGTGTTCGCCGCCCTTGCTGACGCTGTTGTTGCCGTAGATGCGCTCGCCCTCGCACAGCCGCTGGTAGACGGCCTGCGTGAACCGTTCCCACTCGCGCTCGTACATCATCGGCGTGCCTTGCCCTTCTTGGGCTTGTCGCTGACGGCGTTGGCCTGCAACTGGACAACCTCCAACGCCTCGGTGAGGCTGTTCAGATCGCCCACATGCGGGTTGGTGCTGCTGTAGTAGAGCGACATGCCATCGGCGGCGCGGAGCTTGGCGACTGGCAGGTCGGTAAGAACTTCGATGGTGAGGATGACCTTGCGTGCTTTCATGGTTGCCTTCTTGGGGTGGTGTTCTTGGATGCGCTAAATGCCTGCCCAGCTACGGAGCAGGTCGAGGATGCAGACGATGAGCTTGAGCAGCCAGTTCATGGGCCAATCAGTAGCTGGTAGACGCGACTGTAAGCCAACGCCCACTCGGGGTCATGGTCGCAGGTGGTGGCGTGGCCTTCGCGCCATGCAATCGCGTGGGCCCACTCGTGCATGAGCGTGTCCACGATGGTCTGGTTTGAGCCCTTGCGGATCTCAATGACGAAGTGGCTGGGCCGCATGTCTCGGATCTTGAGGGAGCAGGAGCCTAGCCAGCCCTCCTCGTTGATGCGGTCGCGCAAGTAGACCCTCACCGGCAGCAGCGGCGGCAGCTCTGCACGCAGGCGGGCGACCATGCCCTTGAGGGTCTTGCGCTTGGTCATCTCTTCGCCACCGGGCCCGACAGGTTGTACTGCTGGTTGTAGTAGCCTCTGTCGTAGTACATGCGGAACCGTGGCGTGAGTTGCGTGATGGCTCCGCCCTCGTGCTGCTCGGCTTCGATGATGACGCCGCCGACGTGGTACTCCAGCCCCTTCTTGCGACCGAAGGTGTCAAGGTCCTTGGTGCACGGGACGAGGATGGCGTGCACGTTGCGGGCTTGGAAATAGCCGTGCTTATGCCAGTGGCCGAAGGCCCAGATGGCGGGCTTCTCGCCGCCCTGCGCGGCCTCGATGCGCTTCTGCGCTGCATAGCTGATCGCATATGCAGAGCCGCCACCGGGGTGGTCGATCAGCATGCGGGCGTGGCGTTTGGTCTTCGGATGCTCCAGCGTGATGAAGCACTCCTTGTAGCCGAGGCTCACGAGGTCGTTGCGGCCTGCGCGGCGTGCGGTGTCTTGCAACATGCGCCCGATGTCCACGCCTTCGCGCTGGCTGTACCAGCCCTCATGGTCATCGCCGCTGACGTAGTGGGTCTCAATACCCCGGCGGTGCGGGTACTGCTCCACCATCAGGTCGAGCTGCGCCTGCATGCCGTGGGCGCGGTCGTCGAGCTCGTGCTTGTTGAAGCGTGCCTCGCCCTCGATCCAGTTGCCTGCGTGGTAGACGCGGGTGATGCCCTCGCGGGCGAACCAGTCGTACAGGTCGTCGAGCACGTCGAGGCGGCAGTGCTTGGAGCCGATGTGCGTGTCGGCCACGAGGCCGAAGCGGTACGGCTCGTTGGCCTTGCCCTTGACGGTCCAGACGGTCTCGCTGTCGGGAGCGAGGTGGCGGTCGATGCGCCATCGGCCAGCTTGCAGCACGAGGTTGGCCCCTGCTGCCTTGTAGTCACCCAACAGCTCCTCGACCTCGCCGGGGCGTAGGCCGAAAGTCTCGCTGATCTCCTTCTCGGACAGCGACCGTACGAGCAACGCCTGCCGCACCTTCTGCGGGTAGTTGAGGCGGCGCGGGTCGGCGTCGAGCGTGTCGATCAGGAAGCTGTCGAGGTCGCGCTTCTTAGACTTGCGGCTCATGCCTTGACCTTGCCCCTGTCAACGGCTTGCAGGCACTCGCGGACGTGGCGCAGGACGCTGCTGTAGCGCACCTCTAAGCCAAGCTCACCTCGTAGGTATGCCTCGACAAACCACTGCCACGACTGCCACTGCTTCGCCTTGCCCGCTCGTCGCATGGCGACGAACTCGCTGCACAGGCCCGAGACGGTTGCATCGTTGCAGGTGATGCAGTGCGACTTGGGGCGTGCGGTGACTACGAACTCAGCTAGAGGCTTCGCCCCCTTGCGTGGGCGTTGTGGCTTGCGGGCTGGCTGTGGAGGCATGGGCTACGTTTTCCTCAAGGGCCTTGATGGCCCTGATATCGTCGAGGAGCTTGCGCGCGTCGTCCTTGGTGGGCGGCTCCTTCGGCTCACGCTTGGCCCAACGCTCGGGCCAGCGGCGTTCGAGGATCCACGCGCACGCGGTCCATTGCTTCTCGGTGTGCATCAGGATGCGCCCGAGGTAGCTCTGTTCGGCTGTAGCGGCAGCTTCTTTTAGGGCCGTGACGAAGTCAGGGTTGCGCCGTTTGTGCTGCCTCATTGCTGCGGCTGGTACGCCTGCGGCCTCGGCTGCTCTGTCTGGGTGGAGTCCGACGCGCACAGCACGCAGGATTGCCTCCACCTTTTCCTCGGTCATCACATTGCGTGGACGACCCTGCTTGACGGGTTCTTGGTTGCGCTTGGCTTTCGCCATAGCGGCGGACCGTACCGCGTCAAGTGGCCGGGGGCAAGAGCGGGTCAGGCAGCTCGACGGTGACAAGCGTGATGCCGTCAGTGCCGAGCTCGACGGCGGTGCGGCGCAGGGTCCACCGCTTTGCCTTGCCACGCGGGCCGCGTTTGGCCCACGACCAGACCTCGAAGTGGGCGGCGCATTGCAGCCATGTCAGCAGGCGCGGCTCGGCCATGGCCTTCTTGAGGCGGGCAGAGTGGCTGCTGCCAGCGCAGGCTTGGATGCCGAGGACTGACCCGGTCAGGGCCACGAGGTCGATGCAGCCAAACAGGTCCTGCCGGATGCGGGCGTGGGGGTTCCACTTTTCGACGACCTGCACCGTCCACTGCATCTTGCGGGCGTGGGCGAGGGTGCGTTGGGTTGGGCTAGACACAGATGGCTCGAAGGTAGCGCAGGGCCTTGGCAATTCGATGGCTTATGGCCGAGCCGGACACCCCGGTCAGCTTGCCGATCTTGGTCTGGTCGTACCCGCACAGGTAGTGCATGACCAGAGCTTGCCGGGTGAGCGGCCCTACAAGGTCGAGGACGGCCCTAGCCTGCTCCTTGTCGGCCACATGGTCTGGTTGGTCAGGGGCAGGTACTCGGGCCAGCGTTCGCCCCTTGTCGGCTGCTAGGAAGTGCCAGCCGTGGAGGCTAATGCCGTCGAGGATGGCTCCTCGGATCCGCAGGCGGGCGTAGGGCGTCCATGGCCCCTTGTCCGGGTCGTACTTGGCAAGGGCATCGAGCAAGCCATCAAGGCCAAAGCTGGCAAGCTCGTCGCGGGTCCAGTAGCCACGCATCCTGCGGCGCAGGCGTTCTGCCACCTGAAGGACTAGCGGCCAGTTGCGCTCGACGGCGTCGCGGTCCACGTCAGTAGGTCCGCAGGGTCAGCGTGTCGCTGTAGCCGTAGGCCGTGCCCACGCGCAGGAGCCATGTGCCCGGCGGGATCACGGCGAGAGGCAGGCGGAACTCGGCGGGCCACTGAAGGCTGACCCGCTCGATGCAGCCGTCACGCCACAGGATCAGCGGCGGGACAATGTACGACCACCACCAGCCAGTGCCGTCGCCGACCTCAACCACGGTGATCGCCGTCTCGGGCAGCGGCACCGCAAGATACCGCTGGTCGATGTGCGCGATGCGTGGCAGCAAGTCCACGGCCCCGTCGTCGGTGGCGGTCACGGATAGGTTCTGGGCGGGAAGGGACGCGGCGAGCAAGGCCATGGCGGTGTAGCGCATGGCACCAAAGTATACCGCAGGTGTAGCTTGCCGTTGTGATTGCAGAAAGCAGCACGCGGTGCTGGGTTCTGCTAGCGGAATGGCGGCTAGTTTAGATCCGAAAGAGGCCGCAACTTGATGGCGTCGACAAACCATGCAGGCTTGCCTCTCTGGCCGGGATCCTCAAAGACGCCCAACTTCTGAAACTCATGACCCCAAATCCATCCGCAGATGGTCATGACCGGAGCTTCGCCAATCACCAAAATGTACTTTTGGTCCAAGGCATCCGAATCCTTGCGCTTCAACTTGTTGTTGCTGCTCCATCGGACTTCACAGCCAGCCACGTCTGCCTTCTGCGTGTAGGTGCTGGTGTGACCTTCCCAATAGCAGTTCATCCACTTGGCAAATGCCATATCGGCTAGAGATCCTTGGATGTGCCCATTCCAACAAGTAGAAAGCCCGCCCCACCGAGCCTTGCTATTTCGCACGGCGGCTTCGGCATTGCGGCGGACTCCCAGCATGGCAGCTCGCTCAATCTCTTCTTGGGTTAGCTTGACCTGCTTTGCTCCAGCAGGAAGGTTTGGTTGATTCATCTAAACGGTGGCGGTTGCGGCGGCTTCGACTCCTCCATGCAATACAGCAAGAAGCCCCAAACTGCCACAACAGCCAAAGCTTGCCAAAACGCGTCACTCATTGCCCGGCCAAGGATACCGCCTTCTGATGGAATACAAACGCTCAACCCACTCGGGGCGCAGGTTGGTGAGGTCGAGTGCCTCGATGAGCAGCAGCAGGGTGTGGATGTCGCGCACGGCCTGCGGCTCGGGCAGCAGGTCAAGCGGCGTGGTGTCGTACTTCACCACGTCTGGGCCTCCTTGCTGAGGGCAACCCACTTGCGGGTGTGGAAGTCACGCAGGTGATGGACGCGGCATACGAGACGCTGGGTCTCGACGCCTTCCTCGTTTAGGTCGCGGTAGACAAGCCAGCCTTCGTAGATGACGTGGACCCACTCGGGGTCGTGTTCGGTCAGGTAAGCAAGCACGCGGGCGGGAACAACATCGGGGTGCATGGGGACTCCTTAGGGGTAAAACACCGCCCCGGTTGCCCAGACGGGCGCACGAGGAAGTCCGGGGCGGTTGCTGCGATGTGCAGCAAGAAGAATCCCAGCCCCGAGGGTTTTGCGTCGAAACCGCTGGAGTGCAGTGCTCCACACGGGGCTGGGTGGCACGCATGTGCCGAAGGAAAAGTGCGGGCCGGGGGGAAAGGAAAGAGACGATGAGCGGTGTGACGAGCACCAAGACCCCCGACCCGCCGGGAGCCAAGCTCCCTGTGTACGGTTAGAAGTTGGGGATGGGCGGCTCGTCACCACCCTCTTCAGCCTTGGCGGCAGCCTCCTCAAGCTCGGCCTTGCGGGCGCGGTACGCCTCGCGGGCTGCTTTCAGGTCGCTGCCGGTCAGTTGCTTGGCCGAGTCCTTGCAGGCGTCGAGGCCAGCAAGGTCGCGGGCTGCGTCGAAGCAGGCAAGGATCTCCTCCAGCAGCACGGGCTGCGGGGCGACGACCTCGGCGGGCTTGACCACCTCGACCTCGGCCACTGGCATCCCTGCGGCGGCCAGCTTGGCGGTAAGTCGGTCGGTGCCGGTCGGTGCCACAGCGGGCGCAGACTTGCCTTGGATCTCGTCGAGCTCGTCGAGGCTGTAGCTGCCCGACATTACCTCGGCGGCGAACGCACGACCTGCCGAAGTCACGGCGCGGGCGCGCAGCATGGTCTCGGGGTAGCGTTGCCAGCCTTGGCCTTGGTTCCACAACCCGGCAGCCTGTGCGCGAGCCTTGTCCCACTTCTCGATGTGGACGGCACCTTTGGGGTCGGTGAGCTTGAGCACCACGCGCTCGGCGGACGACTCGGTCCACTCGACGCGGTAGCCGTTGCGCTTGAGCAACGCCACCCACAGCGAGTAGTCGGCACCCACCTTGCCCTTGACCACATGCAAGCCACGCATGGCGGCCATCGGGCCAAGGCCCAGTTCGCGGCCTGCGAGGATGGTGGCAAGAATCTGGCCCTCGGTGCGAAGGTGTTCGGGGATCAGCCCCGACGCGCCCTTCAGCATGCGGGCCAGTTCCATCATCTGAGGGACGGCGGCGAGCACGTCGGTGCTGGCGGCCACGGTAGCAATCGTCATCTCGGTCATCGTCGTCTTCCTTTCATCGGCTGCGGTCACTTGAGCCGCAGCACTCGGGACTCGGTCTGGTTGCAGCACTCCTCGTAGATCGAGCTGTACTGCGCCTTCAGTCGTGCGGTGTCGAGTCGCCTCGCCACCTGAGTTTTCCATGTTGCCACGGTCTTACCCGTCGCGTCAACAGCGGTGTCGGCATCTTGCATCGCCCGCTTGAGGGCAAGCTCGCATGCTTCCATCTCCTTCTCAAGCTCCGCGATGCGCTCCTTGAAGATCTGGCGGTTGTTGATGGCGATGATCACGTCCTCGGGCAGCGTGACGCTGCGCCCGGTGGACTTGCGCCACAGGTCGTTGGCCTCGGCAGCCGTGACCGGGTCGGGCGGAATCTCCTTGAGCACGTTCTCGTGCCAGAACTTGTCGGCCAGCGCACGGAGCTGGTTGACCACGAGCGGGATCTTGCGCTGCGTGTAGATGCGGAAGTCGCTGCCCGCGATCAGCACGGCGAAGTCCACGCGGTCAAGGCCGAGCACGTCGCAGTACCACTGGCCTTGGCAGGCGTAGTGGTCCGGCACGTCGTCGCTGTATGCCTGACCCCAGCCCCTGTCGGTGCGTGCGGTCTTGGCCTCGACGACGTAGGTGCTGCCGTTAAGCACGGCCTCAGCGTCCACGTTTGCCATGCGCCAGCCATCGGCCAGCACCATGTCGCGCTTACGAAGCGTGGCCCCGGTTTGCTGTGCGTAGGTGTCGAGCACCAGCGGCTCCAGCTTGGTGCCCCAGCTCATCGCGGCGTTCTCCTCGACGGTGTCGCCAAGAACCTTCTCCTTCCAGACTTGGAGCGGCGTCTTCCACGGGTTCAGCCCGGCGATGGCAGCCACGTCGCTGCCACCGATGCCCTTGCGGCGAAGCTCTGCGAAGGTGTTAGTCACAGGCGGATCCTTTCTCCAACTGGCGGATGCTGTTGTGCATCACGATGGTCTTCTCGATCCATCCGATGAGCAGGGTCAGCGTCTCCTCGACGGTCGCGCTGTCGGTCGCAGGGCTCAACGTCCGCTGCGCCTCTTCCCAGTCGTTAGCGGCAAGTCGCAGGTGCTTCTTGCACTCGGTCAGCCAAAAGTCTGCACGGTTAAAACTCATCGTCATCATCCTTTCAGATTGCCTTGGGGAAGGCTTCGTTTCGTTGCGGCGACCATTTGACCATGGCAATCTTCTTGCCCTGACGCTTGGCGTTCCATGCCTTGATGATCCACGCCAAAGCGTCAACGGATGTTCTAGCCATCCCGCTGGTTCCAATCCGAAGAAGTGCCTCTCGCAGGATTCGTTCTTGGGAATCTTCGGCAAGGCCGATGCCATCTACAAGCCTTGCAAAAAAAGCATCCGCTTGCTCCCTATGGACTCTCATGCAAATCACTTTGGCAGCCATTACCGAAGACCCAAACTTGAATGAGGTGCGCAACTTGCCATCGGCAACCACTTCAATGGCTTCTGGGTATAAGATCAAAGCTTCTTTGTAATCAACCGCAAAGTCATTTCGTCTCCAATCCATTTGGAATAGATAATAGTGCGAAACTCTGGTCAACACCGAAGCTAAAGCTTTGGTGTGTGAATGGCCAAGGATTGACAATACGTCTGATCCGTTACGCTTTTTGCCATTGTCCTTGGTTGCAAAAGCATCCACGGACACGTTGCGCACTACAATCATTTCAAGGGCCACGTTTGCCTTAATAATCGCAGCCAAACGATGCTGGCCATCAATAAGAAAGTCGCCAGCAAACGTAATGGTGTCTCCATTGGACATCCACTTCCCTGCCATCATCTGCTCGGCGTATTTGGCAACAATAGACTCGGACAATGGCCGGTTCATGGTGTTCCTTTGCAAGTAACCATGCGCACGAACTGCATCAACAACTTCAATGGAGACATGCGGCTTGAACTGTATGGGCCTTTGATTCACTGCATTCATGGGGTTCATCGTCTCAACTTCCTTTCATTGCCTTCTGAACTTTGACCCAGTACGGCTGAGTCGCCCGCTTGCTGGCACCGGCAGGACCACCGTTGTGGATCCGGGCCAGCACTTCGTAGTTGCGTTCCGCAACCGCGTGCCGAGCGTACCTGAGCAGGTAGGCCACCGTCACGCGCTCCGCGTAGATTCGTTGCTTGCAGTCGTCGTACTCGCCGCCGAGGCCGGGGCAGTGCTGCTTGGCATCGGTCCAGTATGCACGCCAGATCTGGAGGCAGCCGATGGCTTTGCCGTTGTCGCCAACGGCGTTGTCGTCGCCGCCCGACTCGACGGAGATCAGCGCGTCGAGGAACGGGCGCAGCTCGGCGCGGACCTCGTCGAGTCGTTCGACGGTCGGCTTCTGAGCAAACACGGTAGCGATCAGGAACAGGACGCAGGTGATGGTGCGGATCATGGTGTACCTCATCGGCTAACCCGCACCTGCGGCTTGAGGCGAACCCATCGCATGTCGGCCTCGTCTTCGGCGTCCTCAATGGTCTCGTGCAGCGTGGCCGTAGGGTCTCCGGTGTAGATGGACGCCTTGCAGCTCCACATCCACCAGACCCAGTAGCCTGTCTCGGTTGCGGCCTGCACCACGCCAACGTCGAGCGTCTTGCGGCTGTTGCCTGCCACGATGTAAAGCCCGCTGTGTAGGTTGGTCACGACCCCACCTCCTCAACGATCAAGTCCATGCGCGTGGCGTAGCACTCGCGCCCGTCCCGGTAGACCAGCAGCGGACGGTTGGCTTGGTCGCGCACGAGCAGCCAAGCGTGGCCGCCGTCGCGTGGACCGCGAACGGGATCCCAGCCACGGAACCACGCCGTGGCTCCGGGCATCTCGCTGTCGATCTCGTTGCACGGCTCGCCGCGATCTGCGGCGGCCTTGCACGCTTCCCAGTGCTGAAGCAGCATGTCCTCGGGCAGGGACTGGAGCAGGTGCCAGATGGGGGTCATCGTCGTTCCTTTCTGCGCCCCGTAGGGCGCGGGTCGTCAGTTGATCACTTGGCAATCGCGCACGAACATCGTGCCACCGGGGCCGGATGCTAGTTCAACGCTCAACCAGTTGTGGCAGCGGTGGCAAAAGCTGCGGACCTTGACCATCTTGTCGATGATGCTGATGCCACCAGACTCCATCTTGCGCTTGCCGCTCAACCCAACCTTGGCGGTGACCATGTGCGGATATTCCGTCTGCTGGCAGCAGGGGGGCAGGATCTGAAACTGGATCGTCGTCGTCATCGTCATCTTCCTTTCTCGTCGTCGTCGTCGTGGTCAGCACTGCGCTGCCCACACAAGCAGTATCGACCAAGTAGACGCTGGGATTCACTAGTTGTTCCCAAATCCTGCGCGTGTTACACGGCGTTCGGGTGCCGTTCGGGTTGTACGGTGCGGGAGAATACGCCCGAACGGACACCTAACGGCTGCCGTCCTGCGCCTTGCGCCTGCGGACCTTGGCCGGGGGCGGCGTCTGGTGGTTGGGAAAGGCACTGGCTAGGCGTGCCTTGACCTTGGTGCCCATTGGATCCTCGCACTGCACGCTGGTTGCCCCGGCGTCGTAGAGCACGTCGAGCACAACCTTGTCGGCGTTGCAGACAACCCTGATTTGCCACGAGGTAGGGCCACGGTCGAGCCAGTGCAGCACCGAGAACCCGTGGCGTTGCGCCTCGGCCATTGCATCTTGAAGCTTCACATTCGCCCCCGGCGATGCGAGTGCCAGTTGAACATCACGGCCTTGCCGCCCGACTCGCGCATGCGGTCGAGTATGCGTTCTCCGATCAGCACCTTCAACGCTTCCATCTCCAAGTTGCTGATAAGCACAGTCGGCTTGAGCGCGTTGTACCTGTCGTTGATCACCTCGAAGGTCACGTTGCGTTCCGCGTCGGACCCGTACTGCACGCCTACCTCGTCGACGATCAGCAGGTCGGGCTCGGTGTAGCAGGCCGTGACCTGACTGGTCTTCTCGGTGGCCAGCGGACCCCACGACTCCTTGATGCGCTGCATGAACTTGCCGAAGGTGACGTAGCGCACGGTGCGCTTGAGGGCCACGACGTGCTGCGCAATGGCAACCGCAAGATGCGTCTTGCCGGTGCCGACCGAACCGACGAACAGCATGGACTTGCCGGTCTTGCATGCCTCGGTGAACCGCTCGGCAAAGTGTCTGGCCTCGCGGAGTGCGTTGACCTGTCCCGCAGTGGACGCCTCGTAGTTCTTGAACGTGTGGTTCTTCCAGCGGATCGGGATGCCAGCGTCTTCCAGCCTTTGCTGCTCTTGCAGGCGGCTGTCCTCGGTGTTGCGCCCGCATTCGTCAAGGTGCCGCTGGGCCTCCTCCTCCTTGACGCACTGCATGCATGGCGTCCAACGGTCTGCCCTCCAGTTGCTGCTCTTGTAGGGTCCGTGGATGCAGCACTCGCGCTGCTCACTTTGCGGGTTTCTATTTCCGCCCATAAGGGTGCTGACGTGGTTCACAGGATCTCTCCGTTGGGGCCAATGCCCTTGGTGTAGTCGACCTTGGTGAAGTCGGGATGGGCTAGGGTGTAGCCGCTCTTGCCGTTCGAGCTGGTAGCGAATCTATTGTTCTGCACCCAGTCGCTGCGGAACGACTGCCATCCCCGGGACGCGGCTTCGAGGAGGGCTGCCTCAAGGGTGAAGCCTGCCTTGGCCGCCTCGGCCCGGATGCCGTCGAGGGCACCGACCGTCAGCGGCGCACGCCGCGCCTTGCGGATGGCAATGAAGCCTTCCCATGTTGCCGGGGTCACGTCCTCGGGTCGCTCTGCTTGAACACTACGCCTGCGTGCAGGCGGCGCGTCGTCAGACGCGCTTGTATTCTTCTTTGTATTGGGGCTGGTTACTTGGTTACTGAGGCTGGTTATTGGTTTGGTTCCCAGTGGGATGCCACTGGGTTCCGACTGGGATGCCACTGGGATCCCACTGGGATCCCGCTGGGATGCCACTGGCTTGCGACTGGCTTTCTTGGCTACGCGACGCTTGCCGTTTTCGCGGTTGCGGTCGGCCAACTTCTGGTACTCCGCAAGCTCCTCATCGCACCGCTTGTTGTGGAACCCGGTCTCGGTGCGCTCAAACATGTCGGCCAGCACCTGCTCAAGGATGGCAAGGTCCACGCGCAGCCGCCGGGATAGCCATGCGGTGTCTAGAGGCAGGGCCTGCTCGGTGCTGTAGTACCAGTCGAGGCAGCGGCGATAGACCAGATCCTGCTCGTTGGTTAGGTGCGCCGTGGCCGCTTGGTAGTCGTTGACGTGGAAGCGGTAGTAGTGCATCACCCCTCCACCTGCACCGCCGCCTTGAGGGCATCCAGAGGCGCGTTGATCTTCTTCCTGTACCGCTGGGCGTAGAGCTTGTGGCACACCACGCAGGTGGCGTTGCGGGTTTGCCGCTCAGTTCCGCCGCAACGCTTGCATGGCTGCCCGTGGTACCTGCTCTTGCCAGCCTTCGATGCCGCCAGTCTTGGAGTATCCATGGTCCTCCGCATACCAAGCCGAAGGTGCCATGTCAATGCTCAATCCCACCCCCATGCTAGCTACCGCCTGCGCTTCCGTTCCCACGGCATAGCCAGCTCGTCGTCCACCACGGCCTGAAGCCGCCGCTCGACTTCGAGGAACGGGATGTCGGTCTCCTTGGCTGGACGCTTGCGCCCGTTGGCGCACCACCAGCACTTCCCGAACTCCTTGAGCTCGGACTTGTTCAGCGGCACCCGGCACCCCTCGCAGTACTCGTACACGTTGCGAGCCACTACACGCCCTCCAACTGCGACCAGATCCAGCACAACGCCCACACGCAGACCCCGGCCAGCAGCAGGAACGTCGCTACGAGGCCAAGAAAGGCCACAGCAGCGGCTAACGACGGGGGGCCGCTATGGTGGTAGCGGGGCTGGCAGATGTGCTGCCTGCTGGCATCGTGGACCGTCTGGCAGCGCGTGCACAGGCGGTAGTGCGGCTGCGGCCACGGGTTCAAGGCGTCAGGTGTGCTCACGGTCTCGCGGATGTGCAACATACTGCATGAGGTAAGGGTGACGGCCCACCCGCCCCCGTCCGGTCAGAGAGGGTTGGCGGGCAGGCCGTTGCCCCGGCAACACACCGGGGCGGGATACAAAAAGGCTCCGTGGCTCCCGTAGGCGGGGAGTTACCGCTGCGAGGGAGAAAGGAAGAGAGTCAGTGCATGATCGCGGCGGAGAGTCAGCCACCGCTTGGGTCGCAAAACCTCGCGCACCACGGGCTGGTGTACGGTTGAAATGGTGTGGGCCCGATCTCGGGGTCGGGCCACCGACGGCACGCCGCCTACGTCCAGTAGGACGCGGACCGTGCAGGCTGACCCGAGCACCTACACAAGGCCGTCGAAAGAACGGGGCACTGAAGCTGCTCGCAGCCTCTGGCCGAGGTGGCCTTGTACGCCGGAGTCCAACGGCGGGTCAAGGTTCTCGTGCCCATTTCAGAACCATCGCCGCGCCGCTCGCTACGACGCAGGCTAGCACCAGCCACACCCACCACGACACCCCTGACGCGGCGGG